CGAGCCTGTTTTTGAGAACAGATCAGAGCCAGAGGATCATGTTAGAATATCCTCTTACGGAGTTGTAAATCCAGAGACAGGAGAGGAAAGATTATTTTTCCCTCTCGCAGATATATCTGATAAGACATATTATATTGCTGTGAATAAAGAAGTCTTAGAAGATAAAGGTTTCTTTAAAGAGCTAAAAGAAAACATGAGAGAGAAAGCTGAACAAGACGATGTAAATATATCATATGTTATTAATGAGACTGAATATGAAGATAGCTATGTTTATGTTGTTGCTCACACAGATGAGATTCAACAAGAAGATAATATAATAAAAAGCAGAAAAACAAAGGAGTAATAAATGACAGACAATAAAACTATAAGAACAGAAGTTAGAACCTTTCTTAAAAAGAACGGCGAATCCAGAGAAATGCATTTTATAAAGCTGGACGATCTTCCAGAGGAATTTCTCAAGAAACAACTCAAAGGAAGCAATAAAGAGCGAAAACTTGCGGAAGGTCTTGAATTGGTTTGGGATCTTGAAAATAAAGATTTTCGTATTTTCAATTGGAATACTACAACAGGTATCGCATATCAAAGACTGATGCCAGAAAAGATTCTATTTGAAAAATATCTTAACACATAATGCCAACGGTGTTATAATTATAGGTAGATGTTCGGAAGATTTGCTGAACATACTTAAGAGTAATTAACTCACAAAGGAGAAAAAATCATGGGTATTGATTTAAAAAAAATGAAAGAGAAGCTGGGTAAGCTTCAAAATAAAGGTAATAACAGGTCGCTGTTCTGGCGACCTTCAGATGGAGAACAAACGGTTCGTATTGTTCCCACTGCTGATGGAGATCCATTCAAGGAATATTGGTTTCACTATAATCTTGGCAACAATGCAGGGTTTTTAAGCCCCAAGAAGAATTATGGTGAGAGTGATCCATTGAATGATTTTGTTCAAAGCCTCTACAGCGAGAATACGGAAGAGAGTATTAAGATGGCAAAAAGTCTTTCTGCTCGACAGCGCTTTTTTGCGCCCGTTATCGTTCGTGGTGAAGAAGAAAAAGGAGTCCGTGTTTGGGGATTCGGTAAGCAAGTTTATGAACAACTGCTGAACCTCGTTCTCAATCCTGAGTATGGAGATATCACGGATATCAAAGAAGGTACTGACTTGAATTTAAAGTATGGTAAGCCAACAGGAGCTTCCTATCCAGTAACCACTCTTACCCCCTCAAGAAAGACAAGTACAATTTGTCCAGACTTGAGCGATGAAGAGTGTGCTGCTTTGATTGAGCAAGTCCCTGACTTTGATAGCCTCTTTGACCGCAAAACACCTGAGCAAGTAGGTACATTACTTAATGCTTATCTTGCTGGTGATAGCGAAGATGCTGAAGAAGTTTCTAGTGAAACTACCAAATATCCTGGAACTTCAAGCACATCTACTTCTTCTGTTGAAGGAGCTTTTAATGAGCTTCTCGGCCAGTAAGGTAGAGATTGAATAAAACCCACAGGGAGGCATAGGGTTATCAGGTGCCTCAACAATCGAAAAGAGTGGAGAGAATAATGAAAGGATAAATCAAAATCAAATGGTGCTGGAAAAATATCGATGGATGATATTCGTTCTTCAATTAATAAAGCCGCTGGACAAGAAGTCGCTTTTGACCTTAGAGAAACAAACCCAACAGAAGTTACGCAGTGGATTCCCACTGGCTCTCGTTGGTTGGACAGTATTATATGTAGAGGTAATCTGGCAGGAATTCCAGTAAGCAAAATCTCAGAGATCGCTGGCCTTGAATCAACAGGCAAATCATTCATCGCCGCACAAGTAGCAGCAAACGCACAAAAGATGGACATTGATGTTGTTTATTTTGATTCGGAAAATGCCCTTTCACCAGAATTCTTACAAAAAGCCGGCGTTGATTTAAATCGGTTTATGTATTTGCGAGCTTCGTCTGTTGAATTTGTTCTTGAAACTATTGAGAAGCTGTTGGCTATGGATGATCATCAGTGGCTGTTTATCTTAGATAGTCTTGCTCTTACTCCATCGTTAAAAGACATTGAGGGAGACTATAATCCACAGAGTACGATTGCAGTCAAGCCACGAATTCTTGCTAAAGGACTTGCAAAGCTTATTCAACCACTGGCAAACGCATCTGCAACATTTTTAATTCTTAACCAATTGAAAACAAATATTACAATGAATGTTGCGGAAGCTATGACGACACCTTATATAACTCCAGGCGGCAAAGCTGCAATCTATTCCTATAGCTTGAGAATCTGGTTAACAAAACGAAAAGCAAAAGCTTCATTTGTTCTTGATGATAAAGGGTATAGAATTGGATCCGAGGTCAAAGTTAAAATTGAAAAATCTAGGTTTGGAACAGAAGGAAGAATTTGCAACTTTAAAATCTTATGGGGTTCTGATATTGGAGTCCAAGATGAAGAGAGTTGGCTTGACGCTATAAAAGGATCTGAACATATAAGATCAGGCGGTGCTTGGTATACTATAGTATATGCTGATGGAGCAACAGAGAAGTTTCAAGCAAGCGGCTGGCTTGATAAACTGAAAGACCCAAAATTCAAGAAACGTGTTCTTGATATAATGGACGAAGAGGTGATCCTCAAATTTGACAAGCGGCTCGGCAACGCTGACGACTATTATAAGGAAGAGAGCGAAGAAGAGAAGCCACTATCACTAGTAATAGATGCGTAAGTTACTGATATTACAATGCTTTTTAAATTAGTAAAGTTTACTTGACAAACACCCCTACTTATGTTACTATAATGTAAGTAGGGGTTTTTATTTAGATAATGGAGAAAGAAGCCACAAATGAAGATTAAGGTAATTAGTGATATTCACTGCGAATTTCACAAAGATAAGGGCAAGCGATTTGCCACCGAGTTTTCCGTAAAAGATACGGATGTTTTAGTTATTGCTGGAGATCTCAGCACAGTTGATAACCTGTATACTGTTTTGACTACATTGTGTGAGCGAGTCCCACATCTTGTATATGTAACAGGTAATCATGAGTACTATAACACAAGCCGTGAAGTTGTTAACCGCTCTTTGCAGAAGGTTGTGAAGAAGTATAAAAACTTTCACTGGCTGAACAATAGTTCAGTAGAGATTGATGGGCAAAGGTTTCTCGGAGGAACAATGTGGTTTCCAGATAGCAGAGAAGCATGGGCTAATGAAAGTCGCTTAACTGACTTTAGGGTTATTAGAGGCTTTACAAAGTGGGTTTATAAAGAGAATGAAAAGACACAGGACTATCTGAGCGAGAATGTACAAGCTGGCGATGTAGTTGTTACGCATCACCTGCCATCTTATTCTAGCGTAGCAGATGAGTTTCAAGATTCTGATCTCAACTGTTATTTTGTAAGCAATATGAGTGAACTGATCTTAGAGAAACAACCAACTGCTTGGTTTCACGGGCACACTCACGTTTCTTGTGACTATGTTATTGGAGATACCGCAGTTGTATGTAATCCATATGGATATAAGGGTCATGACTTAAACAAAGCTTTTGACAAGACCTTATT